CAGGAGTATAAGACCGTTAAAAAAGTGGTGAATACTTGTAATTGGCATAGTGTTGATGATGAAGGTTATGCAGGAAGTTTATCAATTTATTGTAAAGCACTGGAGGAGAAATAATGAAATATGCAGTAACAACTACAGAAAATGGGTTTATTGAAGAGCTTGAATTTGAGGGTAAGACGTATCGAAAAGAATGGACTGAAACCGATTATGGTTTTAGTACAAATGATGGTGAGTTCAATGAACAGCTTACAGCAGATGGTATTGAAGATGAACAGCTTTTAGATGCAATTTGGGACTACATTGATTGTGAAGATGTTGGCAGTGATATGTGTAAAATTGAGAGGGAGCTCGTGTAATGGCAGTAAAATAAAAATGTATATATTTTCTAAGGTTTAACCATTGATTAAATAAGAATTTATGATATAATAATCTGTGAAAGGGGCAGATTATTATGATAGGAATTTATAAAATTACCAATATTGTTAATAATAAAGTTTATGTTGGTCAATCGAAAGATATTGAATCTCGTTGGTTTCAACATATGTATGCACTAAATCATAATTGGCATGATAACAGGCATTTACAAAATTCATGGAATAAATATGGCGCTGATAAATTCACATTTTCAGTGATTGAAGAGTGTGAATTGGATAAATTAACAGAGCGGGAACAATATTGGATAGATTATTATGGTGGTATTAACTCTGCAAATACTTATAACGCTAAAGATGCAGATTGTACTGGTAGATTATCTGAGGAATCAAAGAGAAAAATATCAGAATCCCTTATGGGGAATATTCCTTGGAATAAAGGGCTTACGGTTGATACTGATAAGCGTGTTCAGCAGTACGTTAAGCACGGTAAAGAGACATTTGGCGGTCATCATACTGAGGAAACGAAAAAAAAGATTTCAGAGATAATTAAACAGCAACATAAGAATGGTCATTATGATTATGAGAGTATGACAAAGAAACGCTTACAGACTATTAAAGATAACGGTGTCGTTAGAAAAGATAAGGGTAAAAAACGAGGCAAACGTGACCCCGAAATTGGAAAACGAATAAGTCAAGCAAAATTGGAAGCAAATGCGAGAAAGCGTGAACTTGGACTACCGCTTCGTAATCAAGAGAAGAAGCCTATGCCGATGAAAATATCTGTTTGTACAGTTTGCGGTAAAGAATTTCAACAGCGTAGATGCCATAATAAGAAAACTTGTTCAAAAGAGTGTAAATTTATACAAATGGTGCGTAGTAGAGAGGAGAAGAAACTTGGCAAGTAGAAAAGCGTTAGCTATAAAGTACAGGCCGACAACATTTGATGAGGTTGTTGAACAAAATTCCACGAAAATTATATTGCAACAGCAGATTGAAACTGGTACTTTTAAATCCGCATATTTATTTACAGGCGGTGCTGGAACTGGTAAGACAACATGTGCGAGAATTTTTGCAAATGACATTAACAAGGGAGAGGGAAATCCGATTGAACTTGACGCCGCATCTAATAATGGCGTTGATGATGTTCGTAATATTATTCAGCAGGCAAAGACAAAGAGTATCAATTCGGAGTACAAAATCTTTATCATTGATGAGTGCCATGCGCTGTCTAATTCAGCGTGGCAGGCAATGCTGAAAATCATTGAAGAGCCGCCTGCAAAGAGTATCTTCATCTTTTGTACTACTGACCCGCAGAAGATTCCTAAGACAATTCTTTCAAGAGTGCAGAGGTATGATTTTCAGAGGTTAAGTCAGCACGGTATTGTGGACAGACTGAAATATATCTGTAAAGCGGAAGAGTGTGTTTATGATGATGAATCACTTGAATTTATTGCCAAGTTAGCAGATGGTGGATGCAGAGACAGTATCACCTATTTAGATAAGTGTATTGCATATCACCCTAAACTTACATTAAAGCATGTGACAGAAGCACTCGGTACAGCAGATTATTCTACCATGTTTGAGCTTACAGATTGTTTACTTGGTTATGATGGCATGGGGTCAAAAGAAGCTGTAGAGATTATTGAAACACTTCATGCTAAAGGTAAAGAGTTAAAGACATTTATTAAACAGTATGTCCAGTTTCTTCTTGACCTTGATAAGTATTCTCTTGGCTGTGATTGGAAATATTTACAGATGCCGAAGTTGGCAGATTATGAAAAAGCTCTTGAAAGTTACGGTGAAGATGAATGGGATGATATTCATAGATGGCTTTCAATCTTTGTACAGCTTAATGCTGATATTAAATGGTCTCAATCTACAAAGTACGATATTGAAGCCGCAATTATTGTAAACAAGGAGAATAAATGATTGGTCAGAAGTATTTAAAGAAGTATGTCAATACACTACTCGATGAGAATAATTTTCCACGATTCAGTATTTTTGTTGGTCCAAAAGGTAGCGGTAAAAAGAGATTTCTGAGAGAATATTTTGAAGGAATTTATCCAGAAGATAATAAGGTAGATTCTATCAGAAAAATCATTGATATGGCATATAAAGTAGCACACAAGACGTTTATTATTCCTGACGCAGATGATATGTCAAATGCCGCAAAGAACGCATTACTGAAAGTAGTAGAAGAGTGTCCTAATGATAACTACTTTATTATGACATTGGAAGATGAAGTAAATACTCTTGTAACAATTAGAAGCAGAGCCCAGATTTTTTACATGGATATGTATTTTCCTAAAGATTTGACAGACTATGCTGATGCGATTGGCATAAAAGATGAGGAAGAACTGAAAATCATTGCAGATGTTTGTACCACACCGGGAGATATAAACATTCTTTGTAAGCAGGGTGTAAAAGACTTTTATGATTACACCAAACTTGTGTTAGAGAATGTGGCAGATGTTTCATTAGCAAACGCATTGAAAATTCCAGACAAGTTAGCATTAAAAGATGGTGATGACGGATATGATTTACGATTATTCCTTAGAATGTTTATGAGTCTTTGTATAACAAATCAGGCTAATGCAAGATGGGTAGAATATACGTCAAGATGTTTGACAAAGATGCGGATAAAAGGAATAAATAAACAAATGCTACTTGATACATGGATTCTTTCTTTAAGGGGGTTGATTACAGTATGATAGATTTTTGTATTCCCGCTATTTTTGTAGCAGTAGTGATATATATTTTATGGACAATGTGAGGTAGATATGGATGTTTCTGCATTAAAAGCCAAAATAAAAAGTAAACAGATTCCTCATTATATGATTTTTACTGGACCAGAATGGAAAGTACAGCAGATATATATTCAGCAGATAGCAAAAGTATTAGGTCTTGAAGTCGTATATCTTGACAGCTATAGTGAAGTATATTCTAAGATACGTTCCCGAACGCTCACAAGCTCTTCTAAGCTCTTTTTATTACGAGATGATACAGAGATACAGTCAAGCGATAAAATCACGACACAGCGCATTGTAGACAGTTTAAGAGACAATCTATTAATACATATACTCACGACAACAGACAAACGAAAGAAGTATTATAAAGATAACCAAGATAGAATTGTAGATTTTGAGCCTTTGTCTGATAGTGCACTACATAAATATATTGATAAGGAATTTCTCTTGTTATCAAAAGAAAATCGCCAAAAATTGATTGATGTTTGTGAACATGATTATGGAAGAATTTTATTAGAGCTTGATAAGTTGAAGCGGTACACAGACGTAACGTGGTCACAAAGAGATGAGCATGAACGTGATGGTGGAATGTATTGGCGAAATGAATGTTTTCAGCATTTATTAGAAGACGGAACAATATATACTCCGCCCTATGATGCTATCTTTGATTTGGTCTCAGCAATCCTTGACAGAAAAGTAAACAAAGCCTTTGATTTACTTCAACAATCTTATGCAGTTGGTGAAGCAACAATGGTAATGTTGTCAGTTCTCTACAACAATGCAAAAGCCGTATTGCAAGTACAGAGCTATAAAGGAGATAATCTCAGCAAAGCTACAGGATTAACCGGATGGCAGATAAAGAACGCAAAGCCGCATGTAAGAAAATATTCTGATAAGGAATTGATTCATATGATGCAGATGATTCAGAAAGTTGAAAGTGGCATAAAAACAGGGCAAATTGAAGATGAAATTGCAATGCCGTATTTGCTCGTGAGCGTGCTGTAGTTCACCACATCTACAAAGTTAATTAAAGGAGAGAGTATGCCGAAAGAAATAAAGAAATATCAGTGTGAGACTTGTGGTGCAATATTTGATAGCGAAGAGACAGCTCTTAATTGTGAAATTCTTCACAATCATGTTAAAGCCGTTTTGCAAGAACGTCATTCTACGTATAACAAAAATCCATCGGTTTTAGAGGTAGAATTGACTGATGGTACAGTAGTTGAATATCAAATAGTGGTGGGGGCAAGATTATGAATAAATCAGAAGCCAGAGAGGCAAATACAATTCATGCTATTTGGGATATTATAGTGATGAAGCACTCGGTAAAAAGTGTATTGGATACATATGAGATTTCGGTATCAGATATTGAGAATGTCTATTACAGGTTAAAGGAGAAATGTGATGAGTACAGAGCAAAAGGAACATGAGATATGTCTCAGATGCGGGCGAAAGTTGAGAAACCCAGACGCCAGAAAGTTGGGATACGGAGCAGTGTGTTTCAAGAAGATGCAGACTGGTGGTAAGAGGTTATTCGCAGACATTTTAGATAAGCGTCCAACATCCACAAATACAGTAACATAAAAGGCGGTCAGTAACATTGTGGTTGTTATTGATTATAAATAATGTTATGGTGAAAAATTGTCAGGCAAGTCAAATTGTCTGACAATTTTTTTAATTTTCAGACTTGACAGAATTAGCAAGGGTGTGATACAATAAAGACAGATAAGAGAGAAGCGCAACGGCGCAAGTTCAGATTCAGAAAGGAGAGCTTAAAATGGAGATGTGGAACATTAAGATTAGAGCAGAGCGGGTAAATGAAGAGAATAAAACCACAGATTATATAGTGGTGATTGCTGACACAGAGCGTTTCGGCAAGAATGAAGTGATGTTTGAAGGGAATACTTGGAATCAGTGTTTCGACTACATTAAACGTGAGCTTGGTATTGAACGTGTGCCGCTCAGAACATACGTGATGTTTGAGGGCTATACAGATAGAGAAGGCAGAACATTTCCTTGGGAAATGAGCGTAGTGATTTAAGAAAGGAGAAATAAAAATGGCAATTACAAATGCAGAAATCGTGACAATGGAACAGCTCAGACTTCTGGAAGAAGGAGTCCTGCATTATACAGGACGCAAGCTGAAAGGTATCAATCTCGCAGGTGAGGAGTGTGAAATTGACGAGATTCAGCCGCTTAATACTGTAGCCGCTTGGAATAAACTGGGATACAAGATTATCAAAGGCGAACACCCTATCGCCAGATTCTCGATTTGGAAATACTCTAATCGAAAGCCTAAAGAAGATGATGAAGAAGTTCAGAAGTCTGGTAGAGGATACTGTTACATGAAAATGTCCAACTTCTTCACGGATACACAGGTAGTTAAGATGACTGAGGAAGAGCTTGCTAAGAGAGACAAGCGTTGGAATAAGAAATAATGATATAGCATCCAGAGGATTGCACATCTTCTGGGTGCTAATTTTTTGAAAAAATTTTCAAGTTTTGCTTGACAAC